GTGTATTATGGGATTTCGAGGAATCAATTTTAAAAATTGGAAAAGTTTGTACAATCTTAAGAATATTTGGTGGAGCCAAGAGTCTAAAAAGATTTTCATTTATGGAGAATCACCTCATAATGTTAATGCAGCAAAATTAGCAATAAATGACGCACTTCGTATATATCAAAATATGAGTAATTCAATTATTAAAACGCCAGGGAAGTTCGCAATATCTGCAAAAAATACATTGATTATTGCATAAGGGAAAAACAAAAAATGACATTTTGAACACCGGAAAGTACAAATCTCAATAACAATCCTCTGTATAAGTAATTTGAAAATATAAAAATGTCACTTTTGCAAAAACTTCTGTTCTGTAAATTTGATTTTATAACTTTGATTGGATTTGTCGTTATATCTGTTGATATACCAGATAAAAATCCAACAATAAATATTTTAAGTTGCTTGTTTTTGCAATTTATATGTTTGTCCAGAAATTTCATTGATTTAAACCATGTAACATATGCAACAAAATTACATACATTATATGCAATAAACCCCTTATATATATAACTAAATGTATATACAATTTTGTTATTCATTTGATAGTATATTTCCATTGTTTGAATGGGAAATGTTAACATTCTCACAATATAACTTAAACACGCTGAGCGAGTTGTATAACCATAATTGTCATATATTATAATATCTGCACATCGATGTACACAACTAGACGCTATCTGAAATTGCACTCCTTTGTAGAAATTTTTAATTCCTTTTTTTTAATTATTTTTAATGTTTGTTTAAATTTTTTATTGTGAATATGCTGATGTCGATTTATTCTATGTAAAGGGAATAACAAACCTATTTCAAAAAGTTTTGCTACATTAACGCAATGTCTTTTTTTTAAACTAACTCACAAATTGTAATACACTTTCACTTATCAATATGATTTTTTATGTTCGATGATACAAAAAATTAACAATACTAAATATTGCTTTAGAAGCAAAGTATAATATTGTTTTATAAAACATTGTTATTTAAATAGCTTTAGTTGATATATTTTAGTTGCTGTATGCAAGACCACCCATACCACTCATAATGCGAAGTACGTTGTAGTTTACTGCAAATACTTTGAGTACGGAGTCAGTGTCGCTTCCTTGAAGTCCTACGGACAAAGTTGCGTTGTCAATGCGTGAAAAGTTGCATGTTCCAGAAGGTTGGTGTTCTTCAGGCTTGAGTGCAAAACTGTAGCAGTATACTGCTTTGCTTGGTACACGGGTGTGGTGTTGGTATGGTTGTACCAAACGGAAATAGCTTCCTGCACGTTCGCTGAAACGGTCGTGTCCGTTAAGCATAAGTTTTGCGGTAAGTACTGGTTCACCTGCTGATGTTGTGTAATCGAATGATGTACCGTTTGTGGGATCTTTTACTACCCATACAAGTTCTTTTACTGGGTGGTTGAAATTGAGGCGTACTTTGTTTGCACCGTCAGATACAGATTCGTCACCAGTGAATTGCAATTGTTCAATAAGCATTTCGTGGCTTACTTGTGCAAAGCGGCGGCGTTCGTCTGTGTCAAGGTATACATAGTCAACATATAAAGATGCTTCAAGGCCAGATGGTGCAGTTACTCCACTTGCTACTAATGCAGAAGCTTCTGCAAATGTAATGTTAAGTTTTACTTCGTGGTATTGAAGTGCAATTAATGGAAGTGCAAGGCCTGGGTTACGGTTGAAAAAGAATACAAGAGGTACGTATAATTTTCCACCAGTTAAATCTACATTTGCATCACCATCGTATTTGCCTACCATAGTTTTGTATCCAGAACGTTTTTCTTCTGGGAGAGTAAGTTCACTCCAGATTTCAAGCCAATCTGCATAATGTTTATCAATTCTTTGGCCACCAATTTCAAGTTCTACTTCTTTAAGTAATGCATGTCCTACAGAGTTTACATAGAAGTTACCTGAACCTAAGTCTGGGAGAGTTGCTTCGACCCAGCAGTTGGTGATTAAATCGCCGTTACGGCTGATGGTTGCAGTGACTTTGCGGCCAAAATCAACAGATCCGTTGAAAGTTTGTTCAATGCTTTCGCATGCAAAGTTTGTGTGTCTGCGGTAGACAACTTTAAAGAAAGTGATTTGTGGATTACCTGTAAGGTAAACATCTTGTGCTCCATATGCTACGAGTTGCATAAGACCTCCGCCCATTTTGTAATATATACTAAGAAAAAAATTTTGCAAAATTTAGCGAATTTACTTCCTTGAATTACAACAAAAGAAACTTGCGAAGTAATTAGACCAAGAATCATATTTTGGTGTTGCATAAATATCAGAGTACCAATTTTCATTCGCCATATTTAAAATGTATACATAAAATTTTAAATCTGTTATGCAAAAAGGAAGATCTTATTATGATCTTCTGTATCTATAAATTTTGGTGATATCATCTTGTATTTTCCAACATTTGCTCTACAAATTACTGTATGCCACCACCAATCCTTATGTTTGAAACAAGGTACAAATATTTTTATTGACAATATATTGAACATTTTTCCGTAAATCATAATAGTTCATATTTAGATTCTTAAAAATTGTTTTTAACATATATATTATGGAATCAATTGTATATGGAAAGTATGTTCCAAAAATTGAAGATAGATTTGTTACCGGATTAAGTGATCAAACAATGAACGTCTTTAAAATTAAAAATCCTCAAAAGGCGAGAAAATATCCCTTAGTTATAGAAATTCATGGCGGAGGATTCATGGTTAAAAAGAAATCTGATTCTGTTCCAAAAGAATTGAAAGATGTAGAATGTGTATTTGCTTCTTTTGAATATAGAAGAGTAAATAAATATTATAAGCACATTGACACAGACGAAGACGAACGTGGAATTATTGTAAAAAATGACAATTCTTTAGAAGAATCTGAAGAATCATTATATAATCCAAAATCTATTAAAAACTACAATAACAGAACAAATTTTGCTTTAAAATGTATTTTTGATTGTACACTTCAAATGGATCATTTGATTGATAATGCTGAAAAATATAATATTGATCTTAAAAATGTACATTTTTTCGGAAGTTCTGCAGGAACTTTAATGTGCAATTACTTAACATATGTATATTCTAAATTGAGAGGCTATAATGTTGTGTCAATTGCATTAGATAATGCTCAACTTAATTATTCAGTAGAATCCACGTCATCTCAAGTATTTTCTTTGTTTGAAGATGAATATGGAGATGTGGAATTACCATCTGAATCTGAGAAAATTTTTGGTATGGAATGGTCTAAAGTTTGCGAGACATTTCAAAATCCACAATGTAGTAATGATGAAAATGAAGTTAATGAGATTTGTGTAAATACTCACGAAGATTATATATCATCAACATATTGCAACAGTAATAATAATTTTAAATTATCTGATCTATCAAATGATCCTACATTATTACTAACAATGCAATTTTCTAATATTAAAAAGTTAATACTTGAATCTTCTGTTACGCCAGACTTTTGCTATGTTTCAAATAGATTAAATGATATACCACACAATGGTGTTTATGCCTTACAATATCTGAAAATTTTCAAAGAAAAAAATATAAAAAACTATTATATTCGTTCTGGTTCCAAAAAATATGGAAAGGGGCCTTTTGAATATACATATACAAATTACAAAAATAATGTAGATTTTATAAGAAATACACTGACAGAAAAACCTCCTTCAAATATCGGATTATATTTTACTGTTTCGTGCATTTTATATTTATTAATCATTTGTTGTTGCATATATATGATCTTTTAATCGTCAATCATTTTCCATGCATTTTGAATACCACTTACTGTTCCATACACTTGTCTAACAGTTTTTGAATTATATAATACATATGTCATTATCGACGTACTTACACATATACAAGACCCAATCCCGTACAATATATATCCAATTGTTTTAGGATCAGGAGTAGATGCTCTAATATTTTGAAAATTATCAGGATCGTATTCAATATTTATAGTTTCACCAACAGATAGTAAATTTGAAGTAGAGTAAGTGAAATTTCTAGTAATTCCTTCTAATTTTGTTGATTTTTCTGATTCTGGTTCTTCTGATTCTTCTGATTCTTCTGATTCTTCTGATTCTTCTGGTTCTTCTGATTCTTCTGATTCTTCTGATTCTTCTGATTCTTCTGATTCTTCTGATTCTTCTGATTCTTCTGATTGTGCGGGTATACACTCTCCTTGACTATTATATATCATATTATCTGGACATTTTTCTTCTGATTCTTCATTATCATCAAATGTTTCGATTTTGTTTTCACTTGGTTTATAATTTATTTCCAATTCATATTTGTAACTTGTTGTTTTAGTTTTTCCAGATGATGTAATTTTAGTTTTATCTAAAATTTTAGTAATTTTAGCAGTTGTTTTAATGAACTTTTTGAATTTTGTAGTGACTAGGTATGTAGCAATTACAAACAATATCATTGTACAACACATACCTATACCGAAATTTCTCCACATATAAAAGGAACCCATTGCATTAGTACCTTTATTGATCAATTCTTTCATTAATATATACTAATTAAAATTTAATGTGTGTTTAATGAAGCTAAAATAAATTCATAATTTATTTTAGCAATGAATCTACAATTAAAAAAATTTGATCCTAAAACAATCGGAGATAACAGGGTATGTGTATTTGTAGGTAAAAGAGGTACTGGAAAAACTACATTGGTTACTGATATTATGTATCATAAAAAACATATACCTGTTGGGTTGGTAATGAGTGGTACAGAAGAAGGGAATAGTTACTACCAACAGTATGTTCCTGATTTGTTTGTTTATAATGATTATAATAGTGAAGTTATCGATAAAGTTATTTTAAGGCAAAAACAAATGTGTAGAACGAAACAGGCAAATAGTGGTGTTTTCGTATTAGTTGATGATTGTATGTATGATAAAAAAATGATTAGAGACAAGTGTATACGTGGTATCTTTATGAATGGCAGACACTGGAATTTGTTTTTCATGTTAACAATGCAATATTGCATGGATCTAAGCCCAGATCTGAGAGCAAATATAGATTATGTTTTTATTTTGAGAGAAAATATTATACAAAATCGAGAAAAAATATACAAAAATTTTTTTGGTATTTTTCCAACATTTGACATGTTTAATCAAGTATTGACTGCGTGCACAGAAAACTATGAATGTTTAGTGCTTGATAATACAAGTAAGAGTAACAAAATAGAAGATGTAGTATTTTGGTATAAAGCAAAAATACATCCTTCTGGTAGTTTCAGAATAGGACATCCATCATTTTGGAATTGTCATAAAAAGAACTATAACCCGGGACATGAAGATTCACAGTACGAAAAATTAGATCCACAAAAAGCCAAAAAAAATAGTCTTGCTATAACAGTAAAGAAAAAAGGTAAATAGGTTTAAATTACTTTAAAATCTAATAATTCTTCTTCGTGTTTTACAGTTATATCTTTTTGTGATTTCAATTTATTTACTATAAAATAAATTAACCAACACGCTCTATAAACTAACCCAAGTGAATTTAAAGGATTCAAAATAAAATATGCTAAAAACATAGTTGAATACGTAAACATTATATAATAGTAAAATTAAAAATCAGCATCTAGTTCAAATACATTATCTTCGCAATTTGTCATGACACCAGCCTTTGCATATTCTCCAACTCGTTTTTCAAAAAAGTTTGTTTTCCCATTAAGGCTTATATTTTCCATGAAATCAAAAGGATTTTGTGTAAAGTATAACTTTGGACAATTGATTTGTGTTAACATACGATCAGCTACAAATTCAATATATTCACTCATCATTGTAGAATTCATACCAATAAGTCTACAAGGCAATGCTTCAATAATAAATTTTTTCTCATTTTTAACAGCTTCACTTACAATTTCATGAACAGTTGAATGAGTTAGTTTGTTTCTTAGTTTATTATACAACAGACATGCAAAATCTGTATGCAAACCTTCATCTCTACTTATAAGTTCGTTACTAAATGCAAGTCCAGGTAATAGATTTCTCTTTTTTAACCAGTAAATTGCACAAAAACTACCACTAAAATAAATACCCTCTACACATGCAAACGCAAGTAAACGTTTTGCAAAACTACAATCTTTGTGCATATATTTGAATGACCATTCTGCTTTCTGTTTGATTGAATCAATATTTGTAATAGCATTTTGCAATCTTTGTTTTTCATTTACGTCAGTTATGTATTTATCTAAAAGAATACTATACGTTTCGCTGTGAACGGCTTCCATAGCTTCTTGAAATGCATAAAATGCACGTGCTTCTGGAACTTTTACATCTTTTGAAAAATTAACATTAATATTTTCATTAACTATACCATCACTTGCTGCAAAAAAAGCTAATATATTACTTACAAAATGTTTCTCGTCAGATGTCATAGAATCCCAATCTGATTGATCTTTTGCTAGCGTGATTTCTTCAGGCTGCCAATAGGAAGCTCGAGCTTTTTTATACATCTCGTAAATATCAGGATATTGTATAGGATACATTGAAAATCTATTTTTTGA